GTAGTACTTCGATGGGGCCCGTTCGAAGGAGAGGGGAGGAAGAGGAGAATGACGGTTATGGTGGAAGTGAAGGCCGACGCGCTCGAGCAGTCGTTCGATGCGTTCGAGGACGAGGACGACGGCGTCGCCGCGCTCAAGGCGGAGCTCGAGACGCTGAAGGCGAAGATCGCTGCCGGCGTGATCCAGGCGCAGCGCCCGGCACTCGATGGCGTCAAGTCGATCGAAGCCGCGAGCTTCGTCGACCAGTACATCCGCCGCGGAATCGAGGCGGGGCTGGAGACCAAGGCAGTCGGCAGCTCGACCGACGCGATCGGCGGCTACGCAGTCCCGGAAGAGATCGACCGGGTGATCGACGAGACCCTGGTGGCGATCTCGCCGATCCGGTCGATCGCCAATGTCGTCAAGGTCGGCAGCGCCGGCTACCGCAAGCTGATCACCACCGGCGGCACGCCTTCGGGCTGGGTCGGCTTCGAAGCGGCGCGGCCCGAGACGAATACGCCGGGCTTCACCGAAATCGTGCCGGCGAGCGGCGAGCTTTATGCCAATCCGGCCGCCTCGCAGCAGATGCTCGACGATGCGATGTTCGACGTCGAGAAATGGCTGGCGCACGAAATCGCGACCGAGTTCGCGCGCGCCGAAGGCAAGGCGTTCGTCAGCGGTACGGGCACCAACCAACCACTGGGCTTCCTGAGCTCGCCCAACGCAGCGACGGTCGACAGCGCGCGGCCGATGGGGACGCTGCAGTTCCTCGGCACCGGTGCGCCGGGCGCATTTCCGGCGAGCAACCCGGCCGACAAGCTGATCGACCTCGTCCAGACCTTGCGCTCACCCTATCGACAGGGCGCGGTGTTCGTGATGAACTCGGCGACGGCTGCGGCGGTGCGCAAGTTCAAGACAGCGGACGGCGCGTTCATGTTCCAGCCGAGCCTGGCCGCCGGCCAGCCGGCGACCCTGCTCGGCTATCCGCTGATTGAGGCGGAAGACATGCCCGACATCGCGGCGAACAGCCTGTCGATCGCGTTCGGCAACTTCAAGGCGGGCTATGTGATTGCCGAGCGCAATGCGACGACGATCCTGCGCGATCCCTACACGCACAAGCCCTACGTCCACTTCTACGCAACCAAGCGGATCGGCGGCCAGGTGGTGAACTCGGAAAGCATCAAGCTGCTGAAGTTCGCCTGAGCCGCCTGGGGGTCGAGGACCCCTGACTCGACCCCCAAACACCCCTCAATTCTCACCAAGGAGCCGCGATGGCGGACCCCTTTCAGCCGAAGTTCGTCGACCTCGTGCGCAACACGACGATGACTGCGGGCACCGGCAATTTCACGCTCGGCGCGGCCGTCATGGGCCACACCAGCTTCACGGCAGCGTGCGCGGCCGGCGACAGCTTTTATTATTCGACGATCGCGGTGGACAAGCCGACCGAGCGCGAAGTCGGCCGCGGCACCTTGTTGGCGGACGGGACGATCAGCCGCGATCCGATCGGCGGCGTCAGGACCAACTTCAGCCCCGGCGCGAAGACGATCGCGCTGATCGCGGCGGCCGAATGGTATTCCCAGATTCAGGCGGGCCCGAGCGCCGCAACCCGGGCAGCGCTGGCCGCTGCGCCGCGGGCGCAAAGCGCGATGTCGCTGTGCGAACCCGGGCGCGAAGGACTCTTCGTGTGGAAAGCAGGCAACCAGTCGCAGCTGGTTGCGGCCGACACCGCACAGGGCGTCGTGGTTGCTCCGGCAAGCGATCCCAGCGGCGCGTCGGGCGCCTGGTTCCGCAAATATTCGGGACCGCTCAGCGTCAAATGGTTCGGTGCGGCGGGTGACGGCGCGAGCGACGACAGCGCGGCGTTTTTGGGCGCAATCGGCTGGCTGAAGGCGACGGCGACCAACGGCGTCGGATCCTACAAGGCGTCATCGCGGCTGTTCGTGCCCGCCGGCCATTATTACCTCGGCACAACCACGCTAGAGATCACGCATACGCTGATCATCGAGGGTGACGCCACCGGCATGACCGGCTCCGCCCAAGCGACGAAGCTGCGCTGGGACGCCGGAAACACCGGCATCCGCATCCAGCGCTTCAATACGTCGGGCGCCAGTGCCGTCGACGCGGTCACCCATACCGGCGGGGACGGCACGATCCTGCGCGGGCTGCATTTGTACGGCGGCTTTGCGGGCAACGAAGGGGAGTTCCACGGCATTCACGCGAAGGCGCGCGTTTGCGTCGATCATTGCGCCGCCGAGAACTTCGAGGGCGACGGCTTCTTTGCAGAAACCAGCGCCGGATCGGGAACGGCGAGCGAAGGCAACGCCAATATCTCGCAAATTATCGGCGGGTCCTTCAGGAGCAACCGCAACGGGATCTACGTCAGCGGCAGCGACACCAACATCTGCTCGATCATCGGCGTCGATGCGAGCCTCAACCGACGCTGGGGGATTTTCGACAAGTCGTTCCTCGGCAACAGCTACTTCGGCTGCCACGCCGAATCGAACGGCATTATTCCCGGGTCGACGCCGTGCATCGTCAGCCACGCCGGCAATCGCTATTGCGTCAAAAAGGACCAGGGCGCAGCTGCGTCGACCAACGCGCCGTCCGGCACGACCGCCGACAATTCATGGTGGTATTACATGGGCGCCGGCGGCTCGTCGGTGGGCCTCAACATTCCCACCTGGTCATCGGGCGGCAGCTACCGCGACGGCGGATCCTACCGGTCCGATGGCGGAGGCAACGCGAACAATTTTTGGTCGGGTTGCTACATCGAGGGTGGACAAGGCTATGCGCAGATCGACGGGCCAGCACTCGTGTGCGGCGGATCGATGCGTCCGAACGTCAGGGGCGTCCCGGTGTTCTACGCTGTTGGAAATGGCGTGGTTTCCACCGGCAACGTCTATGGCCTGAACCTCAGCTTCAGCGGAACCGATCATACGATTGGGTCCGACACTGCGACCGACCCGGTCGTCAATCTTCGTACCGGCGGAACCCAGAGCGGCTTCTATTGCTGGCGGAACAGCGCGCTCGACGGCTACTTCATCAACATCCTCGGCACTTATTACGTGAACGGGACGAACGGTGTTCGTCTGCGGGCCGGGGGAGCCGACATTGCCGTCGCGCATTCGGGCGGACTTGCGGTCACGGGAGCCGTCGCGGCGAGCGGGGCAATCGGATATGGGGCCGGCGCCGGCGGCGCGGTCACCCAGACGACCAGCAAGTCGACGGGTGTGACACTCAACAAGCTGTGCGGCCAGATCACGACCAACGCGGCGGCACTCGCGCCCGGGGCCGCGGTTTCGTTCACGGTCACCAACAACCAGGTTGCAGCGACCGATGCGGTGAGCCTGGTGCTTGCGTCGGGCAATGCCGCGGCGGGCACCTACAACTACCAGATCGACAAGGTGAGCGCGGGATCGTTCGCGATCTCGATCAAGAACATCTCCGCGGGAGCGCTGTCGGAAGCGCTGCTGTTCAATTTTTCGATCAGCAAGGCGGTGATCGCATGAGCATCGGCGCAATCCCGATCAGCGCGGCCGCGATTTCCGCGCAGAGCGATTCAAGCACAAGCGGGAAGAGCCAGCCGCCACCCAAGCGCATCATCATTGCGGCCGGCGATCCCGTCGTTCTGCCCGAACCGCGCTGAGCTCCACGAAGGAACGAGATGACACTTCTTCTGAAGGACCCCGCAGCGGTCCTCGACTACGCCATCGACTGGGGAGCCGAATATCTCGGTGAAGGCGACCTGATTGCCGAAAGCAGCTGGTCGGTCGATCCCGAGGAAACCGAAGGCGTTGCGGTTGTCGGCAGCGACTTCGGCGAGCGCCTGTCGACCGTGCAGGCCAGCGGCGGCATCGCCGGCCGCGTGTACCGGCTGTCGAACCGCGTGGTCACGCAGTCCGGGCGCACCGACGAACGGTCAATCGTGCTGCGTGTGGAGAAGCGCTGATGGTCGCGCTGGCGCAGCCCATCATCACCATGAGCGAGGCGCAGGCCTATGTCCGGATCGAAACCGGCGAGGAGGAAGCGCTGCTGGCGGGACTGATCCGCACGGCCAGCGGATTATGCGAGGCGTTCATCAACCAGGTCGTTGTCGCTCGCGACTTCGAGCTCGACGTGCCGGCGAGCAGCGCCTGGGAGCGCCTGCCGCTCACGCCGGTGCGTTCGATGACCGGGGTTGCAGCGGTGGATTCAAACGGTCTCGCGACGCCGCTTGGCAGCAGCGACTTCACCATCGACATAGATTTCAATGGCGACGGCTGGGTGCGGGTTGCGCAGCCCGGCAGCGTGTCGCGGCTTCGCGTGACCGGCCGCGCCGGCATGGCGGATGACGAAAATGGTGTGCCTGAGCCGATCCGGCAGGGCGTGCTGCGGCTGATTGCCCACCTGTTCACATCGCGCGATGGCACCGATGGCGAGCCGCCGGCGGCGGTGACCGCGCTGTGGCGGCCCTATCGCCGCATGAGGCTTTCGTGATGACTGTCTCCATCCACGCCAAGCGGAGGCAGCGATGACCGAGTTCGCCGGGACGCTGCGCGAGCGCGTCACCATCGAGCAAGCGATCTCGTCGCGCAACGCAATGGGCCTGCAGGAGCCGGGCTGGCAAGAAGTCTGCCGCTGCCTGGCGGCGGTGGCGCTGGAGACGGTAGGCCCGGAAAGCGAGGCGCAGGCGCTGAGCGCGATGCCGCGCTATCGCGTGACGATCCGCAAGCGCGACGGCGTCGGGCTCGACCAGCGGATTCGCTGGAACGGCCGCAGCCTGATGGTCCGCCAGTTGCTCGACGACCCGCGTGCGAAGGACCGGATCGTCATGCGCTGCGAGGAGGTGCGCGCATGATGGGTGACGTCGTCAAGCGCGGCCAGGCGCTGGCGCGCGAACGTCAACGGCGGCGCGTGCAATCGGTCGCGCGGCAATTGCGCGAATTGTTCGGCAGCGCCGCGGTCGAAACAGAAGAAGCGCGGGTGCTGGTGCGCGGGCGCGGCCTGATCAAGCGCTGGCTGATTGACCCCAAGCTGCGGTTTCTTAGTCGAGGCCTGAAATGAGCGCCGGCGGTGCGCTGCAGACGGCGATCGCCGCGGCGCTGACTATGGTCGAGGGATTGACCGGCGTGTTCGACGGGCCGCCGGCGCGCGCGGCCTATCCCTATGCGGCGCTCGACGCGACGACCGAGACCGACTGGAGCCACAAGAGCGGCGACGGGCGCGAGGTCCTGGTCGCGATCACCTTGTGGGACGATCAGCCGGTGCGGCTGCATGCGCTTGCCGACGACATTGAGACGCAGTTGCGAACGCTCGGCACGACGGTCGGCTGGCAGCTGGTAACGATGCGGCTGGTGAGGCGGCGGGTGGTGCGCGACGTCGCCGGGCCGTGGGCTGCGGCGATCGATTTTAGAGCGCGGATGCTGGCGGCGTGAGCTCTGGCGGGGCCGATCAAACGGACCAGGCTAGGACAAATATACCGACGAGAACTCCAGCTACACTAGTGATCGCACCCAAGATAACTACAAACCAATACTCTTCTGGCGAAGTCCGGCGGTCGAAACGCCGCAAATATGCCCACTGTCCGATGCCAGTGCTGAGTGATCGCCAGACATCCCAGCCGCAGAGGGCAGCTCCGGCGAGCAAGAAGATTCCGAGGACGATGTTCGTGGTCACAGACCGAGCTTAGCCCGCGACCGGCGCTGTGCAAGCTGGGCCACGCAGATCGACAGGTTTGAAGAACAAAGGAGAAAGAAATGGCGGCGGAACGCGGCAGCGCATTCCTGCTCAAGATCGGCGACGGCGCGGTGACCCCAAGCTACGCGACGGTCGCCGGGCTGAAGACCACGCAACTGTCGATCAACGGCGATCCGGTGGCGATCACCAACAAGGGGAGCGGCGGCTGGCGCGAGCTATTGTCCGGCGCCGGCGTGCGATCGGTGTCGGTGGCCGCGAGCGGGATCTTCACCGGCAGCGCGGCAGAAGCGCAAGTGAAAGGCCTGGCATTGTCGGGCGCGCTCGAGAGTTATGAATTGAGTTTCGAGAGCGGCGACCGGATGCGCGGTCAATTCCTGGTGACTCGGCTTGAATATGCCGGCGATTTCAACGGCGAGCGCAATTACACGCTGGCGCTCGAAAGCTCCGGCGAAGTGGTCGCGCTGTGACGGTTCCAAATGCCCATCGCGGCGAGGCCAGCATCGAGGTCGGCGGCGAACGCCTGCTGCTTCGCCCGACATTCGGCGCGCTGGTCGCCGCCGAAGAGGAGCTGGGATCGCTGTTCGAGATCGTCGAGCGGGCCGCCGAAGGGGCGTTGAAGCTCCAGCAGATCGTCGCCTTGTTCGACCATCTGTCGCGCAGTCGTCCCGAGGGGATCACGCGCGAGCGCATCGGCGAAGCAGTGGTGGAGAAGGGCCTCGCCGGCGTGACGCCGACACTGAAGCTCGTCCTGACGCAGGTTCTCCAAGGGCGCTGATGGATTGCTTCGGCCGGTGCGCAGCGCGTCTCAGCAGCGCTGCGTCAACCCTGCTTGGCTGGAAGCCAGACGAGTTCTGGAACGCGACTCCGGCCGAGCTTGCGCTAGCGCTCGAGGCGCCGGCCGATGCGGCCCAAGGTCCCGACGTCGCGACGATCGCGGCACTTCGGCGCCAATTTCCTGACGACGAGATCGATCATGGATGAGGAAATCGAGCGGCTGGTCGTCAGCGTGCGCGCCGACACCGCCGGATTCGCGCGCGACATCGCGACGATGCGCGAACAGCTCGAGGGACCGCTGGTCTCGGGTGCCGGCCGGGCGGGACGCATGATCGACAACGCCCTCGCGCGAGCGATCACGACCGGAAAATTCGGCTTCGAAGACCTCAAGAAGGTCGCGCTGTCGGCGATGAACGAAATCGCCCAGGCGTCGCTGCGCGGCTTGTTCAGTTCGGTCGGCGGCAACGGTCTCGGGTCGGGATTGATCAACGGGCTGAGCAGCCTAGTAGCTTCGCTGTTCGGTGCGCCCGGCCGCGCTACCGGCGGGCCGGTGAGTGCGGGTCGCGGCTATGTCGTGGGCGAGCGTGGGCCGGAAGTGTTCGTCCCTGCGAGCAGCGGGCGGATCGAACATCTCGGCGGCCGAGGCCGTGACGTCCGGATCGGGATCACGATCCAGGCTCCGGCACCGTCGGATCCGCAGGTTTTGCGGCAGTCGAGCCGACAGGTCGCACGCGCAATCCGTTCGGCGCTGGCGGACCCGCGATGAACCTGTGGTTCACGAGGCCCAACGCGAAAATCGTCGGGACGCACGTCAAGCGGTTCGACCCGCTGCACTGGTCGGTCGACTTTCCACGCGGGGCGATCGCGAGCCTCGTGACGACGCCCGACGCGCATGGGCTGGCCGTCCAGTGCGAGTTCCTGCGCAAGGGCGACTTGGTCGGCCTGATCTGGGAGAGCGAGGACAAGCTCTCTCATCCGGCCCACGCGCGGGAAACCAACCGCGACTATTCGCACTGCCAGCTCAGCTTCCGCTGGCAGTCGAGTGGAGTGATTGGGCTCGACGCGCTCAACGGCCCGACGCTGACGATCGAAGGCAAGGATGCTGAAGGCGATTTGCGATCCTGGTTCGTGCGGTTGTGGAATTATGCGGACGGGACGCCGACCGACGCGGAAGTGACCCTCGATTTTTACGCGCTCGACGGCGGGTTCAGCCTGCCAGCAGACGCGGATCGGGTCGATCCTGCGCGGATCGATCGCATGTTCATCAGCTTCGTCGCGCCGGGTTACGTCGAGGCTTCGACCGAGACGTTCGCGGCGCCGGTGCAGGCGACGGTGACGATCACCGACATTCGATGCGACGGATCGGGCAGCGTACTCGCGATCAGCGATGCTGTCGCCCCGGAGCATGGGCTGCGCATCGCGTCTGCTTACGACGATCAGTACAATTTGGCGCCGGAGCGGCTGGTCGAGGCGATCGAGCGGCTCGGCTATCGCGGGATCGTCAGCCACTACATCGGGATGAGCCATTATTTCGCGCTGACCGGTGCGGGCGAGCTCGACGCGACGCGGACGCTCAACAGCGCTGCGCTCGCCTGGCACCGCGATTTCGCGCGAGCGTGCAAGTCGCGTGGGTACGAATTGATCTGGTCGCTGTCGTACGAGATCCTCGACATGTTTTGTCCGGCGGCGTGGAAACAACGCGCCTATGACGGATCGCCGGCACTGACGGGGTGGGACCCGCCGTCGGCGCTGGTGTCGCCGGCCAACAGTGCGGCGATCGACTTCCTTAAGAACGTCGCGACCGAACTGGTGGCGATCTCGCAGGAAGCGGGATTGCAGCCGCAGGTGCAGATCGGCGAGCCTTGGTGGTGGGTGAAGTCCGACGGTGCGATCTGCCTTTATGACGCTGCGGCGATCGCGGCGTTCGGCGGCGAGCCCGTGGAAATCGCCAATGTCGGGGGCAGCCTGACTGCAACGCAATTGCAGTTGCTCGACGAAGCGGGCGCGATGCTGGCAGCTTCGACCGCCGCGGTCACAGACGCGGTCAAGGCCGGAGCACCGGAAGCGAAGGCCTTGCTGTTGGTGTACCTGCCGACGGCGCTCGATCCCGCGGCGCCCGAGCTCAAGCGCGCGAACCTGCCGATGGGCTGGGCCAAGCCGGCGTTCGATGTGCTGCAGCTGGAGGATTACGAATGGGTGACGAGCGGCCGGATCGGACGCCGCGAAGCCGCCTATGCCGAGGTCGAGGAACGTTTCGGCTATCCAGTCGCCGAACGACATTATTTTTCCGGGTTCGTAGCAACGCCCGAAGATCGGACGCAATGGCACGACATCGTCGACGCGGCGCTCGACGCGCGGGATCGCGGAACCGCCGAAGTCTTCCTGTGGGCGCTCCCACAAGTGCTGCGCGACGGCCTTACATTATTTGGGAAGGAGCAGGCGGTGACGCCTTTCGACGACGTGTCGTTTCCGATCGAGATCGGCCAGGAAGCCAGCATCGCACCAAGCTTTTCGACCAACATCGTGACCAGCGCGAGCGGCTATGAATCGCGCAACGCCAACTGGGCGCAGGCGCGGCTGCGGTTCGACGCCGGGCCGGGCGTTCGCGGAGACGCGGAGCTGGAGACCCTGCTGACCTTCTTCCGCGCGCACCGCGGGCCGGCGGTCGGCTTCCGCTTTCGCGACCCGTACGACCACAGCTCGAACGGGATGACGGGAGCGCCGACACCTGGCGATGAAGTGATCGGAACCGGCGATAGCGACACTGATCGGTTCGCGTTGGTAAAACGATACGGCGAGAGCGAGGCGCGGCGGATCACGCGGCCGGTATCCGGAAGCGTCCGCATTGCGGTGAATGGCAGCGAACTAACCAGCGGCTGGACGCTGCAGGACAAGGGCCTGATCCAATTCACGGTGCCGCCCGCGGCGGGCGCGGCGATCACCGCGGGCTTCCTGTTCGATGTAGCGGTCCGCTTCGAGCAGGACCGCCTCGAGGTGAACCGTGCGACCTTTCTCGCCGGAGAGGCGCCTTCAGTGCCGCTGGTTGAAGTACGCGAGGACTGAGCATGAGCATTGCCGATGGCGAGCTGACCAGCCTGGCACTGTGCTGGCGGCTCGAGCGCTCTGATGGGGCAGGAATCGCGCTGACGAGCCACGACCAAGCGCTGACCAGAGACCAAATCGCCTACGCGCCGTCGCCTGGCATGATGCCGGCCTCGATCAAGCGAAGCCTCGGTTTGGAGCCGGATTCGACCGAAGTCGCGGGCGCGCTGAGCTCGGACGCGCTCGACGAACAGGATCTGGCGCTGGGGCGCTGGGACGGCGCGACGATGCAACTCACGGCGATGGATTGGGCCAATGCGGAAGCCGACCCAATCGCACTGCTCGCGGGCGAGGTCGGAACGGTAACCGTCGACGGCGAGGGGTTCACCGCCGACCTGCAGGGCGCGGCCGCAAAGCTCGACAATCCCGTTTGTCCCGCAACCTCGCCGGAATGTCGCGCCATGTTCGGCGACAAGAGATGCCGGGTCGATCTCGCGGGACGAACGATCACTGCAAGGGTGATCGAGGCCGACGGTCCGACGCTGACGCTGGATACCAGCGTTGATGACCGATTTGTGTTCGGTCGGTTGCGCTACATGAGCGGGGCGAACTGCGGTCTCAGCAGCGTGATCCTTTCTGCGAGCGGCACAGCCATCCAACTGCGCGATTGGCCGCGCGCAGCGGTCGAAAGCGGCTGTCGCGTCGATATCCGCGAAGGCTGCGACAAGCGGCTCGAAACCTGCGTGTCGCGCTTCGACAATGCGGCCAACTTTCGCGGCGAGCCGCACCTGCCTGGCAACGACCTGCTGACGCGCTACCCCGGAGCTTGAGCAATGAAGATCGATTATGCGGCGCGCGCTCGCGCGCTCGTCGGCACGCGCTTCCGCGCGCAGGGTCGCGGCGAGGGTGGACTCGACTGTGTCGGAGTTGTGCTGGCGACCTTCGGGATCGACGCGCGGGCGCAGGAGCGCGACTATTCACTCCGCGGCGATCATCTGCACGAGTTGCGCGAACAGCTTGTGCTTCATTTTCGACGCGTCCGCCCAGCAGAGCTGCGCGCAGGCGACGTTATGGTGCTCGAAGCAGGCAAGCATCAGTCTCATCTCGCTGTCCGGACCACCGATGGATTTGTGCACGCTCATGCCGGCATTCGCCGGGTGGTCGAGACGCCGGGCATGCCGGAGTGGCCGATGCTCGGTGTTTATCGCATGCGCCGGAGCTGAGCCTTGGCGACACTCGTGCTCAGCACCATCGGGACCGTCCTGGGCGGACCCGTCGGAAGCGCGATCGGTGCGCTCATCGGTCAGTCGATCGACCAGGAACTGCTTGCGCCAGTCCGGCGCGGACCGAGGGTCGGCGACCTTAGCGTTCAGACCTCCAGCTACGGCACGCAAATCCCGCGGATTTACGGGACGATGCGCGTGGCGGGCAGCGTGGTCTGGGCCACGGACCTCGTCGAGCATGCCAACACCGGCGGCGCGAAGGGGCAACCGGATGTGACTTACACCTACACCGTATCGATGGCGGTTGCGTTGTCGTCACGCCGCGCGGGGTCGATCAAGCGGATCTGGGCGGACGGGAAGCTGCTGCGCGGCGCCGCTGGCGACTTCAAGGTCGGTACCAAGTTTCGTTTCCACGACGGCAGCGAAGACCAGCTCATCGATCCGTTCATCGGATCGGTTGAGGGAATTGCGAACACGCCGGCGTACCGCGGCATTGCGCTGGCGCTCTTCGAGGACCTGGAGCTGGCCGAATTCGGCAACAGGATCCCGTTCCTAACCTTCGAAATCGAAGCAGACGAGGAGCCCCCGACCGTCGGGATGGTGCTTTCGGACGCCTCCAACAGCTCGATTACGGCGGGGACTGACCGCACGCTTGGGGGATACGCAGCCTACGGTCGATCGATCAAAGAGGCGATCAAGCCGCTCGTCGACTCCTTTGGTGTCGGCCTGTTTGATGACGGTGAAGTCCTGCGTCCGCCGAGGCCTGGGGTTCGCTTGCCAATCGCGGCCGGCGAACTTGGCAATAGCGCCGAGCAACAGCCTGTGCCGCGAATTCACCGCGAGCAGACTCCGGTGCGCGCTGTACCGGCGGCGCTGCGCGTGACCTATTACGATCCGGCACGCGACTATCAAACGGGAGAAGTGCGCGCGAGCGCGGGAGAACAGTCGGGCGGCGAGAAGCAGCAGGACCTTCCGGGTGTATTCACTGCCGGCGACGCGAAAGCGCTGGCGCAGGAAATGCTGGCGCGTGCATGGTCGTCGCGAGACCGGCTGACATTGCGCCTGCCGCCGGGAAGGATGACGCTGGAGCCGGGCAGCGAGGTCGACCTGTCGCTCAGCCCGCCCCACTGGAAACTGGAGACAGTCACGATCGAAGGTTTCGTTCCCGTCATTGAGCTCAGCCCAACGGTGGCGCGCGGAGTTGGCGTAACGGCGGACGCAGGCCGGATCGTTTCAAATCCCGACTTTCTTTCCGGCGCGATCAGTATCGCCCTACTCGATATTCCAAACGTGCTGGGATTCGCCTCGACCGAACCGACCTTGGTGCTGGCAGCGACCGCGACCGGTAACGGTTGGAAGCGCCGTCCGGTCGAGATTGAATTCGCGGGTCAGCGGATCGCC